AAGGCTTCACCAACGGTAGGTCCGGTTGTACCGGTCTTTGCCCACGCTGCTGTATCTAATACACCGGGAACCGAAAACGGGTCCACCAGCTCCATATCTCCTATTATAGCCCCTAATTCTTCACCTGTCAAGCCTTTTTTGTATAATTCTCGATAAATTATCAAAGTTCCATCATTCATATCTATAGTTCCCCATAGACAACAGCTTTCAGAAGCATACCCATAGTCAATCCCTTTGACTCGTTCCCAAGAAATAGGTATCTCAAAAGGTGTAATTACATGAACATTTGGGTCAAACTCTACAAATGCAGCACCTTCTGCAACTTCCCAATTACCTTCAAGTAACTGTCTACGCTGTATTGGTGGTAGTGATTTAAGCATTTGCTCATACACTCCATCATTAGCAAGGTAAGGGTTATCAGCTAATTTAGCAGGAATAAACTTTCTTGTTAGTCCATCAGTTCCTGTAAAGGATGTATTAGATTCTGAAGGTTCTATGTATCTACGTTTTACCCAAGTAGCACCAACACCACCGGGGTTAGCAGTACAACGTAAATAGGTTTGTATTTCAGGGTCTGTTGTTCTAAGACGTGAAGCAAGATAGTTCCAACTAAACTCTGTAGGTAAGTGAGTAATCTCATCAAAACCTATCCAGCTATATGCTTGTCCTTGATAACGATAAACATCTGCATCTCTTTCAAGGAATCCAAACTCTACCTTTGCACCGCTTGGAAAGTTCCAAAGCTTTTCTACTTCTCTAAACTTAGCACCGGGAAAAGCCTGTGGATATAACTCTCGGCTTTTGTCAATCATCTCACGTAGTTCCGGCATAGAACGTCTAAGGATTAAAGCACGATGAGCTTTCTTGTGACAATAACGAAGTGGATCAACAATCATCGCAAATGATTTACCACCACCGGCTGCTCCACCGTAGAGAACATCTTTCTCTCCAGCAGCTAAGAACTCTGTTTGTGGACCTTCGTTAGGATGGAATAATACTTTACGATCTTGTAAATCTTCTCTGACAGCCTTTGGCAAGTTGTCAAGTTCGTCTTTAGTGACAGGACCTTCTACAGTCTTGTCAAGTTTTTGAATTGTTTCTTTTTGTTTTTTGAAGGACTTTCTAGCGTTGTTGAGTTTTTCCTCAAGCTTTTTGATATTACGCTGTTTACGACCTATAGTAGCACGAGCAGCTTTGACAGCTTTCTCGGTTGTGGTTTGTGGTCTACCTGCTTTCTTTCTTGGAGTTCCGTCTTTTTTTAAGACAAAATTACCTTCATCATCTTGCAAGTAGAGATGAGGATTGATCTCCCAATCTTTCGTTTCGTTTTCCATATTTCTTATCTATATGTTTTTTTAAACCGGGAGTTGAGATACGTCTATCCGTTGCGTACTCTAACCAATCACATGCAGCTTGAAGTGAAACTTCCTCATTAACAATCATTGTTTCAACTGTTTCAAGTGCTTCTAGTTGTTCGGGTATAGGTTTTAAATAACCTGTTAGTTCATCAAACTCATAGCCAAACGGTATGGTTGATGTGGTTCGCTTAATGTATCCTTCAGGTATTATCATTTAACTTTACGATACTTGCGAACTTTTCTTGCAGTTTTTTTAGGTTGTTTACTAAATTGTTTACCTTTTTTTGTATCAGCTCGTTTCTTTCTTGAAGTAGCTGCATACTCTTCGTCAGACAAAGCTTTAATTGCTTTCTCAGGTAGATAACGTTCTCCTGTTTCAGAAGACTTCTTACCTGACTTGGTTCTCCACTTTTGTTTGGTCCAAGCTCTAAGACTTCTTTGTGACTTTTTTAGTGCCATGCTTTTTCCTAATTGCTTCTTTACCTTTTTTAGCTATACTAGCTTGTTGAGTTTTACCAGCTACTTTAGCTCGTTGTTCTAAAACTGTAAGTATTTGTATCTTTCTTGCAAAAGGTTTTTTAACTCTTTTAACTTTTGCTACCGTTGCTCTTGCATCGGCTGGAGTTGCAAACTTAATACTAACGGTATCTTTTGGATTCTCGTCAGTATATAAACGTCTACCACTACCTTTTGGTTTTTTACCGGTTCCTACTTTAGGGTCTTTCTTTTTTTTGACCACTACTTATAACCGCCACCAGCTTTCTTATATTCACTCGCTAAAAGCTGGGCTTTCCGAGCTGACCATTGACCGGGTTTACCACCACGAGAACCAGCTTTGATCTTCTCGAAAAGCCTCTTACGCATAGTCGGCTTCGTATAGTTACCGGCTTTATTTACAGTAGACTTCTTTTTAGTCGTTCTTTTCGCTGTTGTTTTCTTTCTTGGCATTTTTTCCTCCAAAGATTCTTTCCCAATTGTCTTTATATTCTTGTGTGTAAAATCCGGGTCTAGGATTAGCTCCTTTTGAACCGTGTGTATTTTTGTAAATAGGACTCCTGAATGTTACAGGTTTCTCATCTGAACCTATCTGTGGCATAATTTATCTTCCCAATCATTTATAGCTTTTGATATACTTTCTTCTGCTAAAACACTACAATGTAATTTAATAGGAGGTAATTCTAAAGCATCAGCTATATCTTTATCTTTAATAAGTTTAGCCTCTTCAATAGTTTTACCTTTTAGCATATCAACAAACATAGTACTTGAAGCTATGGCAGAGCCACAACCATAAGTTTTAAATCTAACATCATCAACAATATACTGATTACCTTGAAGTTTACATTTAATTTGTAACTTCATTACATCACCACATGCTGGAGCACCTACCATTCCTGTTCCAACATTTGAGTCTTTAGGATTAAACCTACCAACTGAATGTTCTTTAGGATTATTTAATACTCCTTCAAATCTGTCAATAACTTTTTGTGAGTATGCCATTTAAAATGCTAATGAGTTAATATAAAAACATAGTAGCATTAAACCAAACATACTGACCTGTATAACTGACATAAGAGCAACAATTTTTAACTGTCTATCTGCCCACCAGCTTAATTCAGTCTTTTGCCACTCATTAAAGTCCATAGTATTACTTTACTTAAACCAACCTTTTACAATGTCAGTCCATTCAGGCATGTATTTGTCAACCAAACACCAACTAACAATACCGACTAATCCAATAATAATTAATATTTCCATATTACCATTTTACCTTGTCAGCCCAATATGCTGCTGACATTTTTCCTTTTTTAATATTTGCACGATGTCTAGCTTTAAAAGACTTTCTTTTCATCGTAGTTTTACGAGACTCACCTGCTTTAGGCTTACCAGCAGTCTTCGCACCTTGTTGCCCAAACCTAATGGTCTTTATCTTGTCACCTTCTTTAGCAACAACAATATGTGATTTCTTAGGATGATTAGGAGTTCGTTTTGGTTTATTAAAACCACTTACTCCTGCTCTTGCGAGTCTTGGGTCTTTTTTCTTTGCCATTAGTGCACCGTTCTGTTACTTCCAGTATCAACTGTTACCGGATACCATGTATCATCATCATTGACAACAAGAGTATCTAACTCTCCAATAACAGTTAAACCACTTTGTGATGCTGCTTCATCAGCCTTTTCAAAGCTTGAAGCAACAATGTTAGGTCCTGCAAAGACCTTACCGTAAACCTCCATCTCAGTCAGATATATCTTCATAATCTCCTTCATCCAGCTCAATCGCCTTTTTCTCAGGGAGAATAAAGATACCTCCACCGGTGTTATGGTTTACATCTATCCTATCCGTCTTAGAAACACCAACACGGTCTAGAATAGTCTGAGCAGCTTGTAACTTATTATTTGCTTGAGGTACGGGTTTATTCGACTTCATAACCTCGATAATCTTAAAAGCTGCTGTAGGGGCTTCCCTTGCTAGTACGTCTGAAGCTAAATCGACTACTTCTTCTTTTAAACTTTTTAGTACTTGATAGTGATTGCCTGAGTATCCGGCAAGTTCGGCTGACTTTTTAAAATCTCCTCCGGTTTCAACAAGATGATCTAAAAAAGCTTGTTGTTTCTCGGTAAGATTTCTATCTTTCTTTTCCTGTAAATAGGTTGACATACTTATTATTATAGATACTTGTCAAGGTTTTGTCAAGCTTTTTAAAGTTTTTTCACTTATTTCTGCAAAGGTCTTGACAAACCTTGAAAAAATGTGTACAATGGAATTGTTAGGTTCCCCCGGTTACATATATATCTAACACCCCCTTATAAAGCCCCAATGAAGTTTAACAAATTGAAAAGTCAATTAGAGATATTAGTCTTAATATCTATCTTCCTATACGGTACAATCAGTATCACTTAATATTATTCAAAAGTATATATAAAACTTTATAAAGTTATGGGGCTGGTTAATATTCTAAATCCCTTTGAAATGTGTAATCACTATATATATACTGGTATACCCCCCGTGGTGTTCCTGCCCCCCATCATTAGAATTTATAAACTTTATAACTGAGCCTTATGTCAAATACTTACAACATTTACAAAGTTTTGTCAAGTACTTTTTAAAATTTATTTTTCCTAGCACAATTTTAAAAATTTTGCAAGTTTTGTGACAATTTTTTTAGCCACTTTAAAAATTTTACAAGCTTTACAAGTCTAACCATCTAGTTAATAAGCCTTTATAAAGTTATAAAGTGTTATAAGTTTACTTTATAAAGGTGTACCCTCGTCACTTCTAAGACTTCAAAAGCTTGATCAAGCTTCTACTATTCAAAAATCTTTTAAAGCTCACACAACGCATCTCAGCAATTGTATATATATACAGTAGTTTTTTACATTTTTGCTATTGACTTTGTAAGCGTTTAATGTTATGTGAAGCTTGAAAAATAATTTAAAAAAAGTATTGACATTCTTTTTTGTTGCTTTAATATGGTGCTTAAGTAGTTAAGCAATAACGCTTAATCGAAACCGAGGGAAATTATGAATATAGATAATATTTCTAGTCTTTCAAATTTACCAGCTAATTTAAGAAAAGATATTTTAGCTGGAATTATTTTGAAAGCTAATCAAAAGGGAAGAGCCTTTGAAAAACAATCTAAGAATAATCAACAAAAGATTATTAAAAAGGTTGTAAGGGAAAAGCTTTTATCAAGTGAAATGCATGGTAAATGGTATCGTAGAAGACCAAACAATCCCAATGGATTATTACCTAATCAGCAACATTATGTGAAAAGGAATAAGATGAAAATACCTGTAGAGATTCAAGCTCACATTTTAAGGGAACAAGCAAAGAAGTTTAATTAATCCCCTATAACCTAGTCATGTTATAAAACTGACTACATTTATTTAAATGTAATTAATTGAAATTATTTTTAAATAAGTGTTGACAACTTCAAAAGGTTGTGAAATACTTATCTTAAGTAGTTAAGGAAACTTAAACGAAAACAAGAATTTAAAATATAGACATACTTTAGTATTATATTTTAAAAGGTGTTGGTAGATCATCGGAGAAAACTACTAGGTTGAATGGGGTATTACCTACAGATAAATATACCCCACTTTAAAAAAGGAAGTAATATATGTTAAGTATAAAAACTTTTACAGATAGCTACAACAATAACAAAAAATTCCATCATGTGAATTTGTTGGGTTT